TGGTGCGATTATCCCGGTTGCGCGAAACGGTGGGCCACAGGGTCCAGCTCTCCAGGCATTGCCAAGATCTGGTGATTTTAATGTATCGCAGTTGGTGATCAACGATCTGCGCAGCAACATCAAGCGGATACTGTTGGACGAGTCTTTGCCGCCTGAGAACATGAGCGCACGATCTGCAACCGAGATTGTTGAGCGCATGAAAGAGCTGGCTCAGAATCTTGGATCTGCGTTTGGCCGCTTGATTAACGAAACAATGATCCCGCTGACAGCAAAGATCCTGGAGGTTATGGACGAGCGTGGCCTGATCGATATGCCACTGCGCGTCAATGGCCTGGAGGTTAAGGTGGTGCCGGTGGCTCCGCTTGCACAAGCTCAGAATCAGGAAGAAATTGGCGCAATATTAAATTATGCTCAACTTATGCAGAATTTTGGGCCTGATGGCCAGGTATCCTTGAAGATGGATGCACTGGTTGACTACCTTGGCGATAAGATGGGTGTGCCAATGTCGGTTAGAAACAACCGAGCTGAGCGTGCAATTATGATGGAAGAGGCTAACAACCAGCAACAAATGGCAGCCATGGCTCAAATGCAAATGATGCAGCAACAACAGCAACAAGGACAGCCAGCATTGCCACCACCGGAGATGGCATGAGTTGGGATGAACTAGAGGCTATTGGCCAGGCCAAAGATATACGCAATGTAGACCAACAACGCAAAGATACTGACCGTTTGTACCTGCGAGTGTTTGGTACAGAGGATGGTATCAAGCTAATGAAGTATATGAGAGATACAATTTTGGAGCAGCCTGTCGCTGTGCCTGGCTCTCCAGCCGATTATGCTTTCTACCGAGAAGGGCAGAACAGCATTATTCGGGAAATTGAGGCACGCATCTACCGAGCAAGGAACCCATGAACACAGAAACCAACGTCGAACCCGGTGGCAACACTGGCCTATTAGACAATGTTTCAGCGCACGAAGAAACAGAATCAAATCCGCAGCACACAGAAATAGAACATAGAGCTAATCCAGTTGACGCAACAGCAAGCCCAGAAGATCCGCTTGAGCGTCCAGATTGGTGGCCAGAGAACTTCTGGAAAAAAGACAGCAACGAGCCAGATTTAGAAGGTATGGCCAAAAGCTGGAAGGACCTAAGAGGCAAGATATCTAAGGGCCAGCACAATGCACCAGCTGATGGCAATTATGATGTAAGCGCATTTGGGGCTCAGACAGCTGACGAAAATCCAATGGCTGCCAGCTTAGTTGGTTGGGCGGCAGAGAATGGATTAAGCCAGGCTCAGTTTGATGATCTAGCGTCTAAGCTCCGAGCAACAGCAGAATCCGTTATGTCAGCAGATATGGTGGATCCTAAAGCTGAGATGGAAAAGCTAGGACCAAATGGCCAGGCAATGATTAAAGATATGGTTGATTGGGGTCGAGGATTGGTTAAGAAGGGCATCTGGTCACCAGATGAATTCGAAGAGTTTAAGATTATGGGCGGTACTGCTACCGGCCTACGAGCTCTGATGAAAGTGCGCGAAACTTATGAAGGTCGCGTGCCACTTCAATCTACACCAACCACCGGCATGCCTAGCAAAGAAGAGCTCCAGGCAATGGTTGGCGATCCGAGGTATCAATCAGATCCAGCATACCGCCAAAAGGTTGAGCGCTTATTTCACCAGGCTTTCGGATAAATTTAAGATCCCCGCTCCGGCGGGGATTTTGGCTTGCATTTTAAAAAGAACAAGAGTAAAACGCTATTAGGCTTATTCAATAGATATCTATTGAACCCTGACCGCTGTGGAAACAGACGATTGGTCGGCGTAACTGACAAGCAATCGGCCCAGAATATCTGGCATACCGGCGCGACAAATAACTTTTTGTCAATAAACTAGGAGTATCAAAATGGCCGTTTCTCTATCAAACGCCTTTGTTACCCTCTTTGATGCTGAAGTCAAACAAGCCTATCAAGCATCGGCTATGTTGGTTCCAGCAGTGCGCCAGCGCAGAGGGGTCGAAGGCAGTACAGTAAAATTTCCTAAAGTTGGTAAGGGTGCCGCAACTTTGCGTGTAGCTCAAACTGACATAACGCCTTTGAATGTTGGCTTTAGTTCCGTTACCTGTACTTTGCAGGATTGGAATGCAGCTGAGTATTCAGATATTTTCAGCCAGGCTAAAGTCAATTTCGACGAGCGTTCTGAGTTGGTTAAAGTAGTCGCATCTGCTATGGGCCGCCGCCAAGATCAATTGATCCTGGACGCACTCGCAGCATCTGGCACATCGCTTACAGTGTCGAACGACATTGGCGCATCTGACAGCAACATGAACATTGCTAAGCTGCGTGAAGCTAAGCGTCTGATGGACAAAAACAATGTACCACCAGACAACCGTCATATCATCATCCATGCAAATGGCTTGTCTAACCTGTTGTCTGAGTCAACTGTTACATCGTCTGACTTCAACACAGTTAAGGCTTTAGTCCAGGGTGAATTGAATACCTACATGGGTTTCCAATTCCACGTTTTGGGTGACCGTTCTGAGGGTGGCTTGGCAATCGACGCTTCGTTGGATCGTAAATGCTTTGCTTTCCACCGCGATGCTCTTGGCTATGCTGAAGGTATTGGCATGCGCACTGAGATCAACTACATTGCAGAGAAAACCAGCTGGCTGGTAAACGAAGTATTCTCAGCCGGTGCCATAACCATTGATGCGGAAGGTATTGTTGAACTTACCTGCCGCGAAACTTAATAGGGGGCTGACATGGCATTTTCTTCAACTGGTCTGGTCACTGTCTGCGCTGCTAAAGCAGGTAATGCACCGTCAATGTATCTTTATAAAACAGCTGATACACAAGCAACTGTTAATACCGTTAGTTATTTTGACAGCATTGCATCGCTGTTAAAAGTTGGCGATATTATCTTTGTTTACGACAGCACAACTCCTAGCCTTGTATTGACTTACGTCAATGCAGTCTCGGCAGCTGGTGTTGTTGATATCGCTGATGGTACAACCGTAAGCGCAACAGATACAGACTAATCTAATCTGTATCAAGCACAGGGCTGCCCTTGTAAAACAAGGGTGGCCCTTTATCACATTAAAGGTTTGATATGGCAGCTGGCGATACTGGTATTCGTATTTGCGCTGACGCGCTCCTGATGATTGGTGCTAAAGCAATTACATCATTTAATGATGGCACTGACGAGAGCTCGATCTGTGACCGACTGTACCCAAATATTAGGGACAGTACATTGGTCATGTATCCATGGTCATTCAATATGAAAAAGATCCAGCTGGCTCAGCTGGTGACTGCACCTAGTAGCGTTTGGAAATATGCATACCAGTTGCCTGGTGATCGCATTGCTGGCCCTAGAGCCGTATATAATTCAGCATCTGTTGGCGCTCCTGTGCAAAAAGATTGGGAGATTCAAGGCGATCAACTGCTGACAAATTTGACCAGCGTTTATATTGATTACCAATATAGCGTTGCTGAATTCGCAATGCCAGCATACTTTGTGCAGCTGTTGAAATACATGGTTGCCTGGCACATAGCAGAATCAATTACCGAGCAACAAGAGAAGTCTACCAAGTGGCGTAGCGTTGCTGTTGGCGATCCATCCGAGAATGGCCGAGGTGGTTATTTTAGGCAGTGTATGCAAGTGGATGGCCAGAGTAACCCAATTAGAATCATCGAGGATTTCAGCTTAATTGCAGTGAGGAATTAATGCCGCGCTTTGTTGACATTCAGTCTAACTTCAGTACAGGTGAGCTGGATCCATTGCTGCGATCCAGGATAGAACTCGATCAATACAATAACGCACTGGCCAAAGCCACTAATGTACTGATCCAGCCACAAGGCGGATTAAGGCGCAGACCAGGCACCAAGCATATCTTGGAGCTACCTAATAGCAGTACACCTAGTGCCGGCAATGGCGTGCGTCTGGTGCCGTTTCAATTCTCTGTTACCGATTCTTATATGTTGTGCTTTACGCACCAGCGAATGTACGTTATTAAAAATGGCGCTGTAATTGCTGCTATTAATGGCGGTGGAAACAATTATCTGACTACCACCATTACATCAGATATGGTTGATGATATGTGCTGGACGCAATCAGCTGATACTTTGATTGTTGTCCACCCAGATCTGCAGCCGGTAAAGATTGTGCGTGGCGCTACTGATGCTACCTGGACAGCAACCACCATCACATTTGATAGCATACCAAAGCATGCATTTACTATTACTTATACCAATCCAGCTGGCACGCTTACTCCAAGCGCAGTATCTGGGAACATTACGTTAACTGCATCATCTGCAGTATTTAGCGCAAGTGATGTTAACCAGTACATCAATGCAACACCACAGGGTAGAGCCAGGATTATTCAATATGTAAGCTCAACTGTTGTGAACGTAATTACCGAATACCCATTTTTTAACACAACAGCAATTGCTAATGGTAATTGGGAAAAAGAAAGTGGTTACGAAGATGTGTGGTCGAGCACCAAGGGCTGGCCGAGAACTGTAAATTTTCACGAAGGTCGATTATATTTTGGTGGTTCCAAGTCTAGGCCATCAACAATATGGGGCAGCAAGATTGGTTTGTTTTTTGATTTTGTACCAACAGAGTCTCTTGATGATGATGCTGTTGAAGCTACGCTAGATACTAATGATCTTAACGTAATTACTGACATTCTAAGCGCTAGAGATTTCCAGGTATTTACTACTGGTGGTGAATTCTATGTTCCGCAAAATGCTACCGATCCAGTTACGCCGCTAACATTTATTTTTAAGAACGTATCAAGAAACGGCATGAAGCCTGGCACCAGGGTGCAATCTGTAGACACTGGTACTGTATACATTCAGCGCCAAGGCAAATCGTTAAACGAGTTTGTGTTCTCTGATTCTCAGCTGACATATATCACGCAGCGTATCTCATTAATGTCTGGCCACTTGCTAAAGTCTCCGCAGCGCATTGCATTGCGTAGAGCGTCCAGCACAGAGGAAGCAGATTTGCTGTTGATGACAAATGAAACTGATGGAACTATAGCTGCGTTTTCAATTATGAGATCTCAGCAGATTACCGCACCATCCGAGTTTATTACTGATGGTAGTTTTATTGATGTTGGCGTAGATGTTACTGAGATATACGCAGTAACAAAGAGAAGATTTAATTCGGTTGATAGATATTTTATTGAGTTATTTAGTTACGATGTTTTTACAGACTGTTCTTTTACTGGTGGTGCTGCTGCTACTGCTACAGGCTTACCGCATATTGCTAAAGCTCTTAATGTAATTACTGATGGCATACCGCAATCAAATGAAACTGTAAGTGGCGGTGGCGTGGTTACTTTTGATAGGGCAAGCACAACTAAATATGAAGTTGGTTTGCCGATTAGCGTTTATGTAAAAACAATGCCGGTAGACATTAAGCTGCAAACTGGCACTAGGTTATCTTTTAAAAAGCGCATTGTAGAAATCAGTGTTGTTTTAAAAGATACGCAACACATGATTATTAATTCTCAGCCAGTAGCGTTTAGGTTATTTGATAATCCTATGCTTGATGCTGCCGAGCCTACATATACAGGCATCAAAATAGTTAATGGCGTGCTTGGGTATAGCCGAGAACAGGCAATCGAAGTGGAGCAAAACCTGCCGCTAAAGATGACATTGCTTGGTCTTGATTACCGAGTCGCAGTAAATTCAGGAACTTGATATGGCAATTACTCCAGGAATGTTTACTGCTGGTGCTGGCCTGATAACAGCCTATGGTGCTAGTCAGGCTAAATTAGCAGAGTCTATTAACCAGCAAACTGGTTATCTTTTGCAAGCTAGGAATGCGCTTGAAATTGCTAATGTTCGCGCAGATCTTGATGCTGAGTATGGTGCCATCCAGGCTGGACGTTTATTGCAAAAAGCAAAAACAGAGGAATTAAACTGGAAGATAGCCGGCAATACAATTTTAAAAAGAGAACGTGAATCAAATGCTGCTGTTCGTGCTAGAGCTGCTGCTAATGGTATTGATTATGGCGGTGGTAGTGCGCTTGCTATCCAACAACAAAATACACAAGCAGCATTGATGGATGTTGGTGTTGCTGATTTCAATGCATTGGCTGCAAGGGTACTAGGATTTGAAGATGCCAGTGCAATGCTTGAGTCTACCGAAATCCAGAACATATTAAACAAATATGCTGCTAGTGCTCAAGCTGGCCAATACCAGCAAGCAGCCGCAGCTACTAGGCGTACAGGTGGTTTGATGAGTGCATTTACACTTGGCGAAGCTGCTGTTAAGTTTGGCACTACTGTTTATGGCGAAACAGCTCCTAAGACTGTTCCACCACAAACTATATAAGGTAATTGAAAATGGCCACTAGATTAGACACAGGGAATATACAACTACGTCAACCAGGCAGCGTGCCTATGCGTCAGATCGAGCCTCGGCCTGTGCAGTATATTGCTGGCAGAGCTCAAGCAGAATCTAATCAGGTAATGGGTCAAATGCTTGACCGCATGAGCTCTAATTTATTTGAGTATGCTGGAAATTTGCGCTCAGAAGAAGGTCTTAAATGGGTTGCTGAAAATCAAATTACTGAACAACAATTAATTGATATGAAGGGAGGAGTAGATTTAGATGTTGGCGCTGGAAGAATTATTAGAAATGGCAAGGTTGAAAAAAGTTTCGCAAGCATGATTCCTAGCAAGTTTAATGAAGCAGTAATTAAAGCTAGAAGTGCTGAGTTGGCTTTTAAGTTTGAGCAACAAGGTGTTTCTGAAATGGTAAAAATGCTAGAAGGCATTGACCGTGGCGATGCTAGCGCATCATCTAAAAATATAATTGATAAATTAAACACAATAACAAATGCACATTATGAAGTTTTAGTTGGAGTAGATCCAGCGGCTGCAATGCGCTACAACGCAACAATGGCAACTCACGGTAATACTGTATATAAATCAGCATTAAAAGCAGAGTCTGAATACAATAAACGCACACGAGAAACAGACTTTGTTAAATATTATCAAGAAAAATTGGCATTGATTGTAAGCCATGCGGAAACAAATCCAGAAAGTTTGGATACTATAGGAAATACAGAATTAAATATAATAAGGCAAAAAGCATTACTTGATGTTGGTGTTGAAAAATCTCAGAAATATATTTCTGATTTTGAAAAAGATTTTAGACAATTAAAAATTGATGTAATTAAAAAAGAATTACGCAAAGAAAATTACATGAATGATGTGGCAAAATCTAGGGCAAATATTCTTGCTGGCAATCTTGGCAAACTTAGTCCTGTCTTGCAAAGTTTACAGTTAGACTCAAAAGC